AAAAAGAACTTTAAGCAGGATACAAATGAAGGGCAAGGAAAGTGGAAGCGATATAAATCTGTTACCACATATGATGATTTGCAAAAAGCACCGCAAGGAGGTCTTAACAAAGAGAGCGCTAATACGTTAGACGGAACTAAACCACGTCGTGAAAAAACAATAACAATCACAGACTTCAACGGTTCCAACTCTGTAACTTTTACAGCATTCATAAAGACCTTATCAGATTCTGTTAATTCAACCTATACTGACTACAAGCATATAGGTTGGCAGGATACTTTCAAGGTGTTTACTGGCGTAACGCGTCAGATAAACTTAGCTTTATCTGTTTATGCTCTAGGTGCTGGTGACGAGTTCACTAACAGTGCTCTATCAGCAGCTGCTCAAAAAGCAAAGCTTAATAGCTTAATACAGATATGCTCAGTTGGTGAACCAGGACCTAATGGCTATTACATCAAAGGACCTACAGTAAGAATTAGCGCTACCGGTTTGTATAGTAATTTAATTTGCGTATGTAACAATGTAAAAGTGGATGTACCTATTACAGAGACTACTTGGGACGTTGATAAGTTTTTACCACAGACCTTTGACGTTAGTTTAGATCTAGTACCACTTGCAACACACGGAGATGGACTGATAACTAAGACTTCAAACTTCTTTGCATGAGATACGAAAGAATAGCAATAAAAAAAGACAGCAACGGTGTAAGAGCAATACGCCCTGTGATATATCCTAACATACCATATCACGAACGAGATGTTTATGTACGTACTGCTCCTGGAGATAGATTAGACTTACTGGCGTATCAATTCTATGGTAACGTCAAGTACTGGTGGATTATTGCACATGCAAATAATCTCGGAAAAGGAACCGTAGTAATACCACCTGGAGAGCAAGTCAGGATCCCAGCAAACCCAATTCAGATACAAATTGCATTTGAGGAATTAAACAAGTAAAGTTATGGCAATAGATAATAGTTCAATTTTTGGTGCTAAGGTAGTACCTCAATCTACTCAGACTGAAATGGAAGGTAGAACCTCTCCATACTACCAATACGGTATGTCTGGTAGAAAAGTATGGGCACACATGATATCAATGTGCGAAGGCAATCCGTATGAGATTAGAATGAATACCAGTGCAAAATACGATACAATGTACGTAGACACTCGTCCTAAAACTTTACTACAGAGCATTGATATTAAAGCACAGGGGGAATATGGATCGTTGAGAAGAGGTACTGTGAATCTAATTGTGTTTAGTGATGAGGAACTAAACAAAGTTGCAGATGCTTACTTTATTCCAAATATGTCAGTAAGACTTCAGTGGGGATGGAGTGTTGACTGCTTTGGACAAAATGGACCAGAACCGATTACAGATACAGGCATAACTGATTCTGTTGCAATGCAAAAAATAATAGACCGTATTGGCGCGTACGCGTGTATGGACGGTTTTCAAGGTAGAGTAAGAGGTTGGGATTTTACATTAACTGCAGAAGGTGCATGGGACGTAAAACTTGATTTAATAGCAGCATCAGCAGCTGTAAGCGAAGTACGTGTTAGTGATAAGGCAGAAGATTGTAAGTGTGAGCAACAATCAACTTCAACTAATGCAGAAGGAGGACAAGAAACAGAATCAAAAACCGAAGTAACAGGACGATTGGAAGCATCGTTGATTGATCTGATCGATGATGAATACTTCATATCAACTATCCAAGCAAACTATGGAGGATATAGAAAGTACGAGGCATTTCGAATCAGCTACCCAGGATATTCTCGAGATGAGACTGGAAAGGAGGACTCAGGTACAACTTTAATGATTGAAGCTGATTTAGATGCTGAGGAGGTCTACCTCACTTGGAGCACTGTAGAAGCTTTGTTGACATATGGAGTTGCGCAACAGGATTGTGGAGGTTGGCCGTGTCTATATAAAATAGACTCCGGAGACGTGACATTAAAAGTTCCAACACAAGAAGACGGAAGTCGTTGGTTTAGTGCTGACCCGAGAGTGTGTATTTTACCAGGAGGTGGGCTAGACTTTGAGGAGCCAATAGAGGGGACTGACGTGTTAGCAGCGCAGGCATTAGGAGCGGTTACATTTGGCATAGGAGCAGTCCTATACGCAAACTCAGCTACAAACGATTACTACAGACCAATAACAAATGCATTTGTTGACAATAATACAATTAAGTTAGGTGATATATACGTTAGTAGTATTCACTTTTTAAAGCGTGTACGAGAAATTTCAAAAGGAGATTCTGGTACCGTAATGCAAGTTCTAAACGGTCTGCTTTCGGACATCAACCAAGCTTGTGGTGGAGTTTGGGATTTTGAAATACACGAAACAATCAGGAGAAACCAACTCACCAGTTGTAATGACTATTGTAGATGCTAATTCAATTGTACGCTCAAGTGATAGTGGCCCTTTTACATTTTTTGCTACAGCAAACAAAAGCAATTGTCGTGAAGTCAAGCTTGATTTAAAGCTAACGGATGCTATGATGACTCAAGCAACTTATAGCACAAACAACGAAAGTGGCACAACCCCTTCAGACAACGTACCTTGTAACAATAGATTTTTATCGTATGCAAGAACAGCTGTAAATACAGCAGCACCAAAAGACGATCCTAAGCAAATGCCAAATACATGCAAGGATACAAAAAAGTGCGGACCAAGTAAGGAAGTGGAACCACCACGAGACGCACTAAGTAAAAAAGTAACAACAGAAACTGTTAACAGTGCAGTAACTTATCTACAAGAACAAAAAGCCAAGTATTTGAAGAGCAAAGGAGCAGATGCTGGAGCGTATTGTAGAGCAAGTATGGTACCCTTCCAATTCTCAGCAACAGTCACTGGTGTAGGAGGGTTTAGATTTGGTCAGCTGGTAACTTGCGATCGTATCCCTCAAGAGATGCGTAATGCGTTTCACTTTCAAGTCACAACAGTTGAACATAGCATTAAACCAGAGGATTGGACAACAACAATAAACACAATAGGTAAAAACAAACCAAGATAATAATGGCACAATATAGCGTAAGTAAGTATTCATCGTTATATCCTAAAAACACCTACTACACAAAGGGTGGTGAGTTTAGTTTAAACGGTGTTAATTATATTGGACCGTTCTATGTCGTCAATGGCAAGGCCTATACAGGAAAACCAGGTAACCCAGACGCCAAGCAACTGACAGTGTTTTATCCAGACTCAGACACATACACCTACGATAAGTTGAGAGGATTTAACGTAAGACAAAAGACTTACAAAAGTCCAAAGTACGCTCTTCCATCACCATCACCAAAAGACTACGAAATAGGATACATATACAGAAATGTAGTGGTACATAACCTAGATACAACAATGATTCCTTTTGAGATAGATGAGCCACAAGTAAATGTCTATGGAAAGCGTGGTGGTATTGATAATGGGCTGTATACTATCCTGACAATGAAGTGGATAATAAAAGGAGCAGCCTTTTCTATTAGAGACGGTATCAACGTTAAACTCAGTGTAGGTGATATGAATCGCGAGACCATTTTAAAGTACGCAAACCGATATCCAAATATCGTCTACACTTTCAGAAACTATGAAGAGTTTGCTCAATTGACTTTTTAGTAGTATATTGTCTACATGATCGTAGACTCCGCAGCACAATATTCAGACTACAAAAACCAAATCACAAATCAACATATTGTGTGCTGTGCTATTACTCTACACCCTCAAAAACATTTAATTGATAACACTATTATTGGTTGGTACATTAAGATTATTCAAGGACCAGAGTTTACGATCTTCATAGAACACCCGGAGGCCTTGTTGAAGGATGATGCTTTCAAAACTTTTGACAAGGCCGAAAGGTGTTACATTGTTGACTTTGATACGCTAGCCTATGCTGGATATAAGCCACTTCCTAATATGGAAGATGCCTTAATTAACAGCTATCTGTCGTACGGAACAATACCAGAGCAAGAATACAACCCACAAATCAACTTCTATAGAAAGAGAGTGGGATCAGCATGTTCTAACTTCCTAGTTGATCCTATGAAGATTCAACAACACTATCGTGAGTTAGTTGATAAGCTGCCAATTGACAAAGACAACACCAACAAGTTCTACCAAGCTGTTAAGAGAGTGTATCACGCCATTGAGAAGAATGGAATAGCAATCAACGAGCCTTTATACAAAGAGGTGTTTGGTGATGGCGGATATACAAAAAACGGTAAGGCCTATACAAAGTATAATCTCTACACATCAACAGGAAGACCTAGTAATCGCTTTGCTGGAGTAAACTATGCGGCTCTAAACAAAGAGGATGGTACACGTGAATGTTTTATCTCTAGGTATCCTAATGGTAAGTTGGTTGAGATCGACTTCACTTCGTATCACCCAAGGATTCTAGCTAGTATAACCAAGTACAATATCTCAGATGAGGAGAATATATACGAGCATTTAGCTAAGGAGTACTTTGGTAGCAATCCTACACAAGATCAAATCTCACAAGCAAAGGAGATGACGTTTAGGCAACTATATGGTGGTATCAATAAACAGTACCTACATATAGAATACTTTGCGAGAATCCAAATGATGACTGATATGTTGTGGAACCTTTACAGACAGCAAGGGTACGTAACCAGTATTATCTCCAAACGAAAAATACACAACATAGAAGACGCTTCACCAACCAAAGTACTCAACTACTTCATCCAGCTGCATGAGACAGAGCAAAACGTACAGCTACTAGCTCAACTATTTGCAGAGTTACCACAAGACGTACTACCAGTATTGTACACATACGATAGTATATTGTTTGATGTACCACAAGGAAAAGAGAATCAACTACTAGACACTATACATGCAATTATCCCAAGCAAATTTCCATTTAAGGTCAAGACAGGAGATAATTATAGTCATATAGACTAGTCCATGAAAAATAAAGAAATCGATTACTCAGCCATCGACTATAAAGCGTTTGGAAAAATGCTTAATGAGTTGGAAAGTGCTGTGGGTGCTGCTGATGAAGAAAAAGCAGCTAAGCTTCAACAAGACAAAGCTAAGATAGACCAACAAATTGCTCAACTACAACAAAAGAAAGCTGCACTACAAAAGCAGATAGATCAGATCGAGAAGAAGTAAGATGAGACCACAATTATTGTGCACATTCACCACGTTACAGGATTTACCCTATTGCATTGGTAATATTCATAAGTCTTATGATAACGATGTTGCTAATTTGAAATGTTATGCGTATGTTCACGATAACAATAGCATCGTATGCATCTACAATGTGTACAACGCTACCAAGCGAATGAAGGATACAATCTCAATCAACAGAAAAAAGGAAACCAATACCTTATATAGCATCAATGCTCTCAATGCTTTAATCATGGCATTGAACTATGGTATATTGGATAAGTCTTTTGTAATCAACTGGAACGATTACAAAGATTGTATGCTTCTATCGAATGGTCCAGACGGATACAAAACAATTCTAATAAAAGAGTTGTCTAATCCATAAAAGTTTCGTATATTCATTTAAACAATTAAAAGTTATATATTATGGCAATCAATTTAGATGCAATCAAAAGTCGTTTGCAGGAAATGCAACGCAACGCCAGTTCAAGTGGAGGAAACTCTGTATCAGAGCACTTATGGAAACCACCAGTAGGCAAGAGTCAAGTTCGCATCGTACCTTATGCGTTTGATAAAGACAACCCATTTATTGAAATGCATTTTCACTACGAAATTGCTAAGCGTACTATGGTATCTCCAATTTCATTTGGACGTCCTGACCCAATCGTTGAATTCGCTGACAAGCTAAAACGATCTGGTAATAAAGAAGATTGGAAA